CCGTACTTCGATGTCAAGGTCTCGCAAATGTCAAGCATTTCTCGATACCTAGAGTCCTGGCCGTGTGATTCGTAGAACCTCGTCATTTCTCAAAGCAAGCAAAAGAGTTTCTGAACCACCACCAAGCACTCCACCTACGGCCTTGCAGGTTCCTGCTACGTTGGTCGGTACAAAAGTGCCGAAACTGCCTTCACGGAAGGCTTTAATGCTTATGCCCCCCCCTTCCACTGTTATGATTTGTCTAGCACTGCTCTCTAAGCCGTCGCCAGGAATACCTCGGACTGCCCTATCGTCATCAGCAGAGCCTCCTTGAGTTCTGCGGGCAACGCTTTGCCACGTCTCTTTGCTCTCTTGAGAATCCCCGCACAAGCCTGTGCGCTCAAAAAGTATTTGTTCAGGCTTGACGATTCCGTCACGATCACTTGCGACAAGGTAGACTCTTCGGCGGCGTTGGGGCACTCCGAAAAATTGAGCATCGAGGACGCGCCAAGCTGCGCGGCGTTTCGATCCGGAAGCCATACCTGCGCTTGGCCATCTGTCGCCCTTTGTGCCGGGCGTAAGGGGAACGTCCGATCCAACAATGCCTGCCAGGAAACATCCGAATGCGTTGTCTTTCGTGTGGAGGACTCCGGGCACGTTTTCCCAGAATGCGATTGCGGGAGCAAGTCCACGAACAGATCGAGCTGAATCAATTGCATCTAAAAGCTCACAGAAAACTAAGGAAAGAAGGCCGCGAGGATCATCAAGCGACTTGCGCTGCCCCGCATAAGAGAACGCGACACAAGGCGTGCCCCCGCACAACAAGTCGGGCGCTTCGATTTCGCCCCTTCGGATACGCTCGGGCAGCGTTGTCATGTCGCCGTAGTTCGGCACGTCGGGATAGTGATGCGCCAAGACCGCGCACGGGAACGGTTCGATTTCCGCGAACCATGCCGCCTCCCAGCCGAGAGGGTTCCACGCGAGGGACGCGGCCTCTACGCCGGAGCAAACAGAGCCAAAGCGGAGCGGCATTACAGAGACCTCCCCTGGCTGTTCAATAATTCGGTTGTCGAGACCTGATCCCAAACAACCAAGGGAGGCATATTCATGTCCATCATTGACACTTTTCATCTCCTTCGGCGGGCGATTGAGATGCACCGGATAGTTGAGTTCGACTATTACGGCTATTTCGTGCGAGCCATTCCATACGCGACCGGCATAGATCACGCAGGAAATCGCGTTCTGGCGGGCAAAGTGATGTCAGAAGGATTCCCAGAATGCACAGTCGGCGGGTGGTTCTACTTTCGGATTGGCGGAATGCGCGGTGCAAGAATGACATCCAGCGGTTATGAGCCATCAGCACACACGCTCTTATCCGTAGGGCTGCGCCTGCGGCATATTGACCGGTAGCGAAGTAGCGAGCTCCGCAGGTGCATCCGAAGGGGTGATAAGGCGAGCCATTTGCGTCAATCTCAACAAGCCTGCTGTCGCACCAGGGCTTGTGTTCGACTCGAACAAAATCCTCCGGATTCGCGCTCTTGGGCGGCATCTCGCTCAGCGCTTGACGCATGGGCTCGCGGAGCTCTTGATAAATCGTCTGCGTCTGGTTCATTCCGCGCTCCCTGATCTGAAAGACGGCCAATCGAAGATGAACGCCCTGCCGCCGTTCTCGCGGAGGCGGTCATAGATGCGCTCTCCGATAAAAGCCTTGAACGAAGACATGGACTCGTTCGAGATGAGCAAGGTCGGGCGCATGTTCTCGTAGCGGTCATTGAGCACGGCAAAGAGAAGCTGCGCCTCGTTTTCGCTGCCGGACTGCACACCGACTTCATCGAGCACAAGAAAGTCAATGGCCGTAAAACGGGCGATAGCGGCGTTTTCTGACACGTCCGTGCCCCAGGTATCGCGGATCGACCGGATCATCCTCTGGACGCTCGTAAACAGCGCCGTATAGCCCTTGCGGGTGAGCTCCTTTGCGGTCGCGCATGCGAGATGCGTTTTACCCGTGCCTGGACGGCCAAGGAAGACAACGCATGTGCCGAGGCCGATCGACCTTTCGGCGTTGTGCACGTAATCGAGCATGTAATCCAGAACTTCGCTGTTCCGAGGCGTGCGCTCGAAGTCTGCAAAGCTCTTCCCGGCAAAGCGAGGCGGTATTGCCACGTTGCCGAATCTTTCGCGCTCTGCACGCTCGCGGGCGCACTTGGAGCAACCGCCGGTGAAGCCAGCGTAACCAATCTTGTCGTTGAAGATTGTGATCGGGTAGTAGCCGTGTTTCTCGCAGAAACCTGCCTGGGTGACGGTGAAAACGGCGTTTCGGAACTTGATTCTTTCGAGCATTGCTAGAAGCTCCCATCGGGGTTGATGCCTTCGTGGTAGTCGATTGCGGCGAACTCTTCAGCCGTCCGAAGGATCGGATTGCTGCGTTTCGGCATGGGTGCGGGCTTGTAGGTCTGCCTGGGCTCATCCTGACGTCTGATCCAGGTTTGCCAGGTAGAACTCCAACCCTTAACGGTTCTGCGCTTGTCCTTGCCCTTGCCGACAGTCCAATAGAACGAGAACTCAGCGAAGATCTTTTCCGGATCGAGGTCGGGTCTTACATCTGCGATGTAGCTTTTCCACTCATCAGGGAAAGACTTGATGGCCTCACAGAAAAGAAGCGCAGCCGCTTCGCCTCCACGGCGTTTTTTTGTCTTAGGGGGATCAACAGGTACTCCGTCATTGTCGAGTTCAACAATGTCCGAAGTTTCGGAAGAGTCCTGCTCAAAAAGCTCGGGCGAGTGGAGCGCGTCAAGCGCGGGTGGGGTAACAACATCTTTAGATGTTGTATTAATAGTATTAGTTAATAGTTCATGTTTATTAGTTAGCACATCGTCTGCATTGCATTCGCTCTGCGTTTGCTCTGCGTCCGCATTGCAGTCGCTTTGCGTCTGCTCAACGTTTGCTTTGCGTTTGTGTCGGCAGTTCGCGTTTTTCCGGGCTTGATCGCTCTTTTCCGCGATTTTTTTGATTTCCTGAAGGGCTCGATGGTTGACATAGCCCTCATCAACCTTCTGGAAAAAAGTTTCCAGGATGTAATCAATCGCGTCGTTCCAGATTGGTTGCAAGCCATTTGCATTGCGTTCGCTCTGCGTCCGCTCTGCGTCTGCATTGCGTCCGCTACGCGACTGCATAGCTTTTGCAATGCGCTCGATTTGTATTCTGGTCAGGGGTACTCCACCGTCTCGATAGAACTGCATGAGCATGCGGTGGTACAGGGCGTACTCCTCGGAGGACAGATCGCACGTGTCCGCGATCCAGTCAGTGATGTTCCACGGAATAAAGTTGCACTTCACTCTTGCCATGACTCTCTCCATCTACCGGTCACGCCAAGGATGAAAGTCGAGTGTTTCTGCAACGGCGGGGATCTTCTTAAATTGCACTTGAATAAATTGCAGTCGAGCCTCTGGGATGCCGTTCTTGCCCCACAGGCTGACGCTTGCGTGCGAGATTCCGAACAACTCAGCGACCCGGCAAGTGCCTCCGAGCGCCTGAATTACCTTCTTGGATCGTTCGGTATCAAGCCTTCTGGCTACTGTTTGCATTCCTTCTCCGGAAATGTAGTGATTGCTAACGGCTGTCAGTATGCCTACATTTTTGAAGGTTTGCAAGTTGAGAGCGCGAATATTCTTGATGTAAGATTGCTTACCTCAAGGAGTCTGCAATGTCAGAACTAAAAGAAAGACTCGCTGTTGCCCTGAAAAACAGCGGAAAAACAAAACTTGCACTTGCCCAGGCGTGCGGAGTCGCACATCCGAGCGTGAGCGCCTGGTTCAGCGGCAGAACTAAAACTCTTGAAGCGTCCAATGCCCTGAAGGCAGCTCAATTCCTTGGCGTCAGCGCGACGTGGCTTACAACCGGCGCAGGGGAAATGAACGCCTCAGTCGGTTCGATTGCTCAAGGCGAAGGCGTACCTGCTGGATTTGTATCCATCCCGGAGTTCTCAATTGACTGCGGCGCGGGATCATGCTGCGCACCGACTTTTGAAGAGTGCACAGAATCAAAACCGGCCTACTATCGCGAAGAGTTCTTTATTGAGCACAGAACAAAACCGGAGAACTGCAAGCGTCTCAAAGTGCACGGGGATAGCATGATCCCCATTCTTTATGACGGCGACACGATTCTGATTGATTGCGCACAAACCCGCATTGTGTCCGGCAAGATTTATGCGTTCTGTTTCGGTGATGAAGTCCGTGTCAAGCGTCTTTTCACAAGGCTGGATGGCGGTATCTTGGTTCGCTCTGAGAATCCGGACGTGCCGGAAGAGACAATTGCGGCAGAGGATCTGGACAGATTCTTTCTTATCGGTCGAGTGATTGACCGATCCGGCTCTGCGCCCTTCTAAAAGCTCTACTCCCCTATCATCTTTTATGTCAAAAGGTCGCTTTTTGCGGCCTTTTGTTGCTTTTCGTCAAATTTTCTCTTTGTAGTCTCGCCTACATAGAGATTAGGTATTGACAGTTTCCGCTTGTTAGGTAAACTTACAGCGTGTAAGGCAAGCCGACAATGGTTTTGAAGGCAAGCCAACAAGACGGAGACACCAAATGACGATCAAAACCCCCGCGATTTTCAAGGCTCTTGAAAAAGAAGTCCAACGCGTAATCAAGTCTGGCAAGACCTGGCGCGAACGCTACACGTCCAGCGAGAAATTCCGGCGTTTCTTCTCAATCGGCCGCGAGGGTTACGCGCTCACTTTCCACACCGTCACGATTGATGACGACTGCGAGATTTACAGGATCAAGGTCGCGTACCAAGACCTCAGCGACGTCGAGTTCGAGACCTCCAAAGCCACGTTCAACGAGCTCTGCAAGAGCGTCCAAAGCCTCGTTGCCTAACAAAGGATAAGGAGAAAGCCATGACACTGCGCGACCCCGTTTACCTGATCCATCACGCCCATGTTCTTGACCGCGTGTCGGTTGAGGCCGTCGAGGCCGACGAAATCCGCAAGCGTGCAGGCGTTCCCGCCGGTACGCCGTGGGATGACCCCCGGATCATCGACGCACTCGAAGGTGCTTGGGACTACGCCTCGCTTGAGTCCGCAAAGGATCGCCTGATCGACGAATACGGCAACGAGATGGCCGAGTACATCGCCGCCTACATCAAGGAAGAGTGCGAAGACTACGACCAGACCAAGGATTGCGACACGCCCTATCCGCTCTGCGCCCCCTGGTTCGACAACTCCGAATGGATTACCGAAGACGATTTCATTGATGGACGTTTCCTGACTGATGTCCTGGACGATCTGGCAGATGAAGCCGTCGAGACCTTCAACGAATCTAAGGAATGGGAGGAATAGACATGTCCGCACGCTCGATCATCAAGATTCTCGCCCTCGCAATTTTCTGCGGTGTTCTGGTTTCGGCAGTCGCTACCGCTCCCGCCCTCTGGTGGCTGAGTGAGGCCGACCGCGCTGAGCTGATCGCTCAGACGGCGCAGACGCACGGCGCGGACGCAGCCGAATTCATCCTCGCGGTCACGCGATAGGGAGCGGAAACGAGCAAAGGATGAATGAAATGATTACCGAAAAGCAAGCAAAAGACATTTGGCAAAACATCCTTGAGCGCAGTTACTGCATTGTCAAGGATGAAGGAACAAAAGGCCTGAGAGAAGGCGTAAAGGAGTTTACGGATTCGCTCATTGCTTCAGCCGAAGAGATCAATCGCCATCTAGATCCAAAGCTCGGTCAAGTTCCTTCTGAAGATCGTAGACGTCTTGATGCGGATCGCCCTGAACAAGCGTGTCAAGAAACTCGCGGAACAAAAGAGCATCAATCTGGAGAGCGACAGGCAGCGAGCGAGACACCTTGCGATAAATCCGACCTTGCGTTAGCGCATTCGCGTCAGAGCGAAGAGTCGCAGAAGTCTCCAGAAGATCCTTCAGGCGAGACGGGTAGCCAGAACTCTGAATTAAAGCAATGAGGATGTCAGCAGCTTTGTCATATGAAAGTTTTTCCTGAGTCATAAGTGATTCCTCGTGAGGTGATTGGAAGAAGCGGAGTTTGTGAGTTCTCCAAATCCAATCATCTCACGGTGGCGAATCTT